ATACTTCTGTATGTAGTCAGGGCCTTTAGCGACAGCCATCTGAACTGAGTCAGACATGAAGTAAGGACGACTTCTTAAAGAACGTAATTGTGTTCGTGACATCTTGTGACGTTCAACAGTATACTCTGCATCATTCATAGACTTAGCTTCTGGGTCTGGGTAGAAATCCCAAGAAGAAACATGGCTACACTCAGGTACTGTCTTCACTAATGGATCATATTCACCATCATCGTTCCAGTTAGGGTATTCTTTATCTACAGCGAAAGGACCCTTCATAACACCTGTACCAAGTAGTGCCATCTCAAACGCCATAGAGCGTAAGTGTGTAGAAGCACCTGATTCTTGTAGTTGGTCATGGATTTTCTTTTCCATCTTCTTAGCTGAAATCATAGCTGGATGGAAAGAGACAGTAGATGGTGTAGTCCCATCCCCCTCAATAATCTTATCTGATACAGCTTCAAGCTTACCATTTAAACCAGCCATACGTGCCTGTAGATCCATAAGGGTCTCACCAGGTTTTAGTGTAGTATCACCATTTATAAGGTAAGGACTAGCGGCTTTATCTTCTGTCACAGGTTTGAGTGCATCACCTGCAGCTTGAGCTTTAGGATCTATATTAATATGTACTGCTTCTGCTACACCATCAGGTAATACAGAAGGGTTAACAGATAGTGGGAACTTGTTGTTACCAAATAATACATCTACAATCTGACCGTATGCAGCTAGAGTCTTAGTCTTAGTAACTTTAACAAACACGCGAGACTTCTCAGTATCTGTAAAGGAAACATCCTGACCATATATACCACGATAGTTGCGGTATGCTTTTAACCAGCGCTGTTCATCTGAATGTCTTGCGTCTTCTGCTCGTTTATAGCGCTCCTGTACAAAAGCTACTACACTGTCTTTTTGTTCAAAGAGTTTATCCGTACTGTCTTCTGCAGCTACGACTTCATCTGTTTCAAACATTTCTTCTTGTTCTGCCATTTATTAATACCCGAATGTTGTATCACTAGCTTGAAAGCCTGTGCGTTGTGTTGCTGGGTTGAAATCCCAAATGCTGCTGCGTGGACGTGTCATAACACCATAACGTAAAGCATCGTATAAGTGATCCTCTGCGTGAGTGTCTACATCTTCTGGGTTTCTCTTATCCAGAGGAATGCTTGGTATCTGCGCTATAGTGTTAGTGCAGTTGTTCATAAATACTAATCTAGGCTTCTCAGTAAACTCATCGACTTGTAACCGCCTATGTATTTCGTTTTTACCTGCGACACGCGAACCCCTAGACCGATCAGAAGGTCGCCATCGACAACCCTTCATAATCATTTGCTCAGCTAGTGATGGTCCCGTGTCGCCTCGGTTGTGCCATAAAGAGGAGTCCAGCACACCGTATCTCATACCACCATCTTGTTTCTCTAAATCTAAAATCATATCAGCTAGATCTGTAGCTGTAACCTTAGAACAATATAACTCTCTGTAAGCAATGAGCTGCTCATCGGGTGCGACAGCAAACCAGATAACCCCTGTATAAGATCCGTAGCCGTAGTCGCAAGCTCTAAACTTAACCCAGCTTTCGGGAACTTCAAAAGCGTCAATGACATGTTTGGTTCTGTCAAACTCTGGGAAAGCTGCTCCATCGTTAATATCCCAGTTACCTTCTAAGAGTTGTTTTCTTTGGTGCTCTGGCAGTGACAATAGCATCGCTTCATAGTCACCTGCTTCAGAAAGATATGGATTATCAAACAATGACGCAGGTATAAACCTACGCTTAAACAAAGGTTGTCCTGCTTTACTGTGTCCTACAGGATATGTAATAGTCTCTCCTGTTTCAACATTAGTAGCCCAGAAAGGCTCGTTAGATGGTCCAGGATCAATAAACATTTTCTTAACCCACTGGTGACCGCTACCCCCTGGGTTGGTAGTAGCCCTCATATATAAACCTAAGTGTCGGGCTGAACTACGTAAGCGGCTACGCATGTAGTCCCACGCATAAGGCGAAGACCATTGTGTAAGTTCATCGAAGCCTATCCAGTTAAAAGCCTGTCCTTGGTATCTAGTAACGTCTGTGTCTTTATCTAAGTAAGACATCCAGAGTCTACCACCCTTAGGTGAAGTCCACTGTGATTTACGTTCTGACCATTTGATACCTGGTATAGCTTTAGGGTATAACTCTTGGCTCTTTTGTATTAACTCTCTAAGTTCTTCTGTAGTATGACGTACAAGTAATCCTGAAAAGTTAGGATCATTTAGTCCGTGTAAAGGGTCTGCAAGCATGGCATAACTTTTACCTCCACCTGCTGCTCCTCCATATAGTACTTCTCTCTCTGATGAACTCAGAAACGAGGTCTGGGGGCCAGGGTTAGGCTTAAACACTATATCTTGTGCTAACTCCTCATCATACGCAGGAGCAACAGCCTGTGCTGGAACAGTATCTCTAGTAGTTTCTATTTGTTCAACTACCTGTACTGGAATCTCTGTAGGCTCCGACACCTTGGGTTTCGAGCTTTTCGATTTCCTCAAGGGTTTCTTCGAGCCACTTGGCAAGCTTGCGTTTAATAGCAGATGCTTTTCTACGTCTTTGCTCAACTTCGATTCTCTTCTTTAGTCCCATATGAGATATATAGCGACCTGTTTCTTTGCTAAGCCATTGTGCTACTGCACGATAACTATACTGCTTAAGGTGTCTCTTTGCAAGATCTAAAGCTTCAAGCTCCAGACGGACAGGTATCAGAAGCCTATCATTGTCTGGAGCTAGGACATACCCCCAAGGTATCTTTGTTGTAACACGAACTATTGTGTGCCACTCTTTTTCTTTGCCTTTGGTTGGCTTTGGTAATTGCCAGAATCCTAGGTCTCTTGTTGGAATACTTATTCGTTTGTGCCTTCTTTTGGTGGTAGATAGAAGATGCCACCACTTGATGTGACATCCACTTTATCTACTTTACCAAGTCCAGCGCGGTCTAGCAAGTCTTTTGCTGCAACCATTTTTTCTTTTATGCCTAGCTCAGTAGGATCAGAAAGAGCACCTACCATAGCAACTGCAGCTTTAGGGGCAGTACGGGCAAAATAAGTACGAGTCTTCTCGCCTATCTCATCCTTTAGGGATTCAACAATAGCTGTAGTGCTGCTGCTGTCCCCGTAACCTGCCAACCTTTTAGCTGCAACAGCATCACCATTAGCCTCATCGAATAGTACTTCAAGAAACTTGTTTTGCTTTTCGGTTAGATTTCTCGCCATATATATGCTCTCTTATCTCGCCACGGCTAATGCCGATGTCGTGTAGATCTCTGTCACTCATATTGTTAAGTAACCAAAGATCGGCTCTTGCTTGTTGTGTTCTTTGTACAGCCCTAAAGCTACGTTGTAAAAAGTTTAGCATCACTATCTCCTTTGTTTGTGTGCGGAGATAGTTATACTTATTTAGGCATTACTTAGTACGCCTGTTTGTGCATACCCGTTAACCTACAGGTACAAAGGTTTCAGTTACAGTTAATATAGTATCAACATGTGCGGCTGACGCTGGGGTTACTTGTATCTTATCACCAGCAGATAAAACAATCTCTATATCTGAAAAGGTTACAAACTCACCAGCACCTAGGTTTTTACCTTCTAGGAAGTGAGATGTATATGTATCAGCTGCTACATACCATTCAATCTCAATATCTGTATTACCAGTAGTGTTGTGTATATGAAGATAGCTAACTTCTGCTACACAGTTAGCAGGGCATGTATAAACATCTTCTGTAGTAGTGCCAGTATTGTGACCATAAACAGAACGTCTACGTGCT